CGGCGGGCTCGACAGCTACGGGGCGCTTTTGGACGCTATCGACCGCGGCGAGCTGCCCGACTACGTGGTCTTCTGCGACGTCTCTAATGGCAGCCTGACGGCCGACCCGACCGACCCCGGCGAGTGGCCCGGAACCTACCGGCACATTCGCGAGGTCGTGGCGCCGCTCTGCGCCAAGCACGGCATCCGCTTCGAGTACATCGACACCGACCGCTACCCAATCCGCCGCGCTGGCAACTGGCGCTCGCTGTTCGCCTACTACCGGGCCAAGGGCCAGATCCCGGTCTGCTCCAAGCGGTTCCGCAACTGCACCGCGATGGCCAAGGTCGAGCGCTTCGAGCGCTGGCTAGACGACACGTTCCCCGGCCAGACGGTCGAGGTGTGGATCGGCTTCGAGGCTGGCGAGGAAGACCGCGCCGACTCCGATCCCAACGCGGGCAAGACGCGCAAGCCCCGAGCTGACCGGGCCATTCGCATCAATCGCTTCCCGCTCATCGAGCGCGGACTGTGCCGCTGCCGCATCGAGAAGATGGTCCGCGCCAAGGGCCTGGCAGTGCCGCGCAAGTCGGCCTGCACCTTCTGCCCCTTCGGCAAGCGCTGCGACTGGCGCTCGCTGCGCGACCAGCTCCCCGAGACGTGGGGCAAGGTTGTAGCGCTTGAGGCTGACAAGCCGCTGACCAGCAACGGCGTCAAGATGGGCCTCAAGGGCCAGGGTCGGCTCCGAGTTGATGGCAGCCGCGCGCCGACCAAGCTGCTCCCCGAGTGGACGGCGATGGTCGACCAGGAAGCCAAGAGCGCGCCCTGTGGGCACTGTGGAGCGGCCGTCAAGGCGACCAAGAGCACCGGAGTAGATTACCTGGCCCCCGCGCGCAAAGCCGCGCCACGGGCCTCACAGGGTGTCCAGCTCGCGCTGGCGCTGTAGAGTCTAATGAGTCGCTTTGGCGACAAGGGGGCAAGATGCGATCTAGGAAGGGCTGGAAGTTTGCTCGGAGCTACGACGACGGGGATACAGAGGTAGATCTGGGTTGTTCCTGGGAGCTGCACGGCAACAGCGGGTGCCAGTGCCTGAGCTGCCGGCTCAGTGACGGGGTATTCTCCGAGCGGCTCGTGGCGGCCTTCGGCTTTGAGGCGGTCGAGGTGGGGTCATGACGACGGCCGAGCGAATCGAAGAAATGTTCGGCGACGGCCTGCTATACCGTCTGCCAGACGGGCGAGAGCTGCCCGATGTTTGCGAGGCCGAGCAAGGCCGCAAGATCGAGCTGCGCGGTGAGACCAAATGGGTATTCGACGACGGATCGAGCATCGTCGAGAGCGACGGCGCCGGATGGGACCACGGGCTGAGCCCCGACGCCGATTGTTTCTGCTGGGATACGTGCCAGCACGATTTCCCCGATACGGGCGGCCATGACCCCGACTGCCCGCACGCGACGACACCATGCAAGGAATGCAGCGACCCCTACACCGCCGAGGAAATGACGGACGGGCTGTGCGATGACTGCGAGGAAGGGGGCGCGCGATGACGACCGGTTACGTGGACTGCGCTTGCCGCGACTGCTTTGAGATCGCCATCGGTGAGTCGGGCGAGGCCATGTGCCACGGCTGCGAGGAAGCGGGCTGTGAGAAGGGCGAGGAATGCCAGTCTCCAGACGCCTACGAAACTGAGCCCGAGCGAGAAGCCGCCCGCGCCGAGTACCTGCGCGACACGCTCGCCGACCGCTGAGCGGTCGCTAGTTTCCGCTACTGACCACGTAAGCTGCGGCACCCGTTCAAGAACCCCCTTGATTTCCAGCCGATAGGCGTCATATTAGAAGCAGGGAAAGGAGGTGCGGAATGACACGCTGCGGAATGTGCGGAATCTACGCGCCCCCGGCGACTGCGGAATTGACCGGCGAGCCTCTGTGCCAGGAGCACTACAGGGCCGCGGAAGCTCGACTGGAGCGATCCGAGCTGGTAATGTCCGAGCCGTGTTTGGCCGAAGTACAGCAGGAGCTGCACGCGATACTGGGTCACGGCTACGTGCCAGACCTGGCCGTTGTAGCGTAGCTCCAACCCGGCTGGCTGCCTGCCAGACGGCCCCCTATTGCCTGGAGATGCGAAATGGACTGGGGTGACGTGGACGTCGCCATCGGCCAAGCCATCGTTGACGGTTGGCTGGCGGACTATCGCGGAACGCTTCCGCAGCACGCGACCAAGAGCTTCCGCAAGCGCACGGCGCCGTCAGACATTCTTGGGGTTTGCACCCACCATTCCGCAAGCAAGAATCAGGACCCGGCGCGGACGGCGGCCTACCACGTCGGCGCCAACCACGTTTCCGCAACCGGTTGTCCGGGGCTGCTCTACTCGTTTGCTATCTCGGCCGCGGTAGAGCCGACAAAGGTCATCCTGGCCAACAGCCTGGATTCCGCGACCTGGAGCCAGGGCAAGGCCGACGACGGCCGACACCCGGAATACAGCGGCGATGAGAACCGGCACTTGGTTTCGGTGCTGGTGATGGGGGACTTCAGCGAAGCCTTCCGCCGGGGGGCTTCGGCGGACCCGAGCCCGAGCCAGCTTTCGCGATGGCGGAAAGTGACGAGCTGGCTTGAGGAGCTGTTCGGATTTGACGCCGCCGGCTACTTTGGGCACTTCGATTTCGGCAAGGCGGCCTGCCCCGGCCAGACGCTTCGCCACCTGATTTCTTCGCGGCGCCGCGCTGCGCGGACCCTGGTCACGGACCGGGACTGGCAAGAGGCGCTGCTCCGCTGGCGGCCGCACTGCCTGCCCAAGTGGGGGGCCGATGGGCACTGGGGCAATGAGAGTCGTCGCGCCCTGGTCGAGTTCGAGCGCGAGCACACGCACAAGGTCGACGGCATCCGAGATCCGTTCGTTGAGCTGCTGTTGCTCAAGAAGTACCCGGCCGCGGAACAATCTTGCCCAGAGTGATCTTGGCCTGTAGCTTGATCAGTACATGCAAATACCCGCACATAGCTGGGTCCATCAGCGTAAAGATCTGGAAGCGTTCGCGTTGACGCTGGACCCGGCCGCCCGGCTGGCGGTCAAGGAATCCGGCCTGTGGGGCATCACGTCGGCCCTCAAACACTTCGCCACAACCATTGGCAGGACGGTCTACATCCCGCCCGATTGGGATGCCAGCTCGGTACGCAACGTGCTGCCCCATGAAATCCTTGGGCATGTTAAGCAGTTCCGCTGGTGTGGGCTGGGCATCCACCCGACGCTAGGAATCTTCCCAGGCATGGCCCTGGTGTACGTGTGGGGGATCATATTCCCGCTGTGGCTCGCGTGGGGCCGTTACCGCTGCGAGCTTCACGCCGATTCAGCTTCGTGGTCCTGGCACCTGGCCAAACGGCTGTGGACGCCTAACGACGTCCTGACGCGCGCTGAGGGCTTCGCCACGACCGTTTCCAGCAAGGCCTACGCCTGGGCATGGCCACGCAAGTGGGCGCTCTGGGGCTTCACTAGGCGTGCCAGGCAGGTCATCCGAAAGGCGGCCCTGGTTGGCTGACGGCAGCAGCCCCAAGATTTCCTTTAGCCTGCTACCAGGCGCGGGCTCCGGTGGGGGCGGCGACCGACCCAAGCGGCCGGCTGCTCGGATGCAGCTCGACACAGGCCTTCACAGGGCCGTCAAGCCGTCTTCCAGCGAGTATTCCCAACACCGAAAGAAGCCGAGCGGCGAGGCCGAGAAAGCCCAATTCCGCGAGGCTTGGGCCTCAGTGAATGAGGCCGCCAAGCATGTGAGCGCGACTCAGCAGCGACTGGCTGAGGAATGGCCTGACGATATGACGCCGGTGCATGACATTCCGCTACTGGCTGCGGCCATCGACTGGGAGAGGCAACCGCCGGTGCCGGCCGAGAAGATCGATTGGTCGCGTCAAGGCGAGCCTCTGAGGGTCCGGCCGACTCTGGGCACGATGATCACGGCCATTGCCATGATCGTTAGCATTCTTGGCGGCGGGGCCTACTTCTACTGGGGAGTGCGGACCCACCACGACAATTTGCAAGTACACGTCCCGCAAAGCGGCATCCCGTGGGGGGTCCAGGCGCAGTTCGAGACTCGCAAGGAAGCGAAGCGCTCGCGCACTGAGCTTGTGTCTGAAATCCGCAAGGTTATGAAATCGGATCACGACCAGCTCCGCGAGGATATTGTCAAGGCGCTGCGTCGAAGACGACGTTGACGCGGAAGGTTCCGCAAGGTAGGTTTCACCCCATGCCGACCTACTCCTATATTTGCAAGGAATGCGGAGCGGAAGCCGATCAGCTCGTCACCATTGCCAAGCGGCATGAGCTGCAAGACTGCGAAGGCTGCGGGAGCGAGGGAACCGCGGAGTACCAATTCCCCGACCGCGCTCATCACGGCACAGAGCGCAAGGTGGGCGATGCCAGGATCATCACGGATGAACGCCAAATTGACGGCGGCCCCAACTGGCGCGACCAAGGCACGAACCGCCGACCCGGCGGGGCAGGCGACAAGCTGTTCTTTCACGGCTAGGGCTTCGTAGGTGCGGCGGACCCCTGTCATCGGCAAGCTGCCGAAGGTCTTGCTGCGCAATTCCAAGCCGGTGCCGACGCCCGTTATCGAGGGCTCTCCGGTGCGCCCGGTCGCCGAGCTGGTTCAACTCAGCCAGTGGACTGACCAAGACGTCGAGGGAATCGTCCAGCTCGCGGGCGTGGCGCCAGAGTCTGATCCGGCCTGGTCTGACATTCACGAGCAGCTCTTGTCATCGAGCTGCGCGTTCTTTGCCGCGGAAGTCATCCAAGGCCCGCGCGAGGCTCCGTATAACGGGCGGTTCATTCTCGGCCAGCATCACCTGGAGTGGGATGATCTGGTCAACAAGCACAAGCGGCTTTGCATCCTGGCCGCTCGTGACCACGGCAAGAGCTATTTCTTCACCATCGCGTTCGCTATCTGGAAGGCTGGCTACAACGCTCCGGGCAGCGAGGGGATCATCTTCAGCGCTACTCAGCCCCAGGCTGAGGAGTTTCTCGGCAAGATCAAGAACGAGCTGCTATCCAACCCGAAGCTCGCGCACCTTGTCCCCTACACGGGCGACCGGTTCTGGAGCGCGCGGAAGATCACGTTGCGGAATGGTAGCGTCATCCGGGCGGCCGGCTTTGGCGTCAAGGTCCGCGGCGGCCATCCCGATTGGGTCGTCTGCGACGACGTGCTCAACGACGACGACATCTACAGCGAGACCACGCGGCGGCGCAACATCGACTACTTCCTGTCGGCCATCAGCGGCATGGTCCACCGGACCAAACAGCTCATTGTGGTCGGCACGCCGATGCACCAGGGCGACCTGTACGCGACGCTAGAAGAGGGTGGCGAGTACGAATGCCGCGAGTACCCGGCGCTCGATAAGGACGGCGGCGCTCCCCTGTGGCCCGAGCGCTACAGCATGGACGACCTGGAGGCGAAGCGGCGAGAGTTGAGGTCGGAGGCGCGCTTCGCTCGTGAGTACCTTTGCCAGCCGCTGTCCGATGAGGCCTCGCTGTTCCCGTCCAAGCTGTTTGAGGGGCCGGACGTGCGCGTTCCCTACATCTTGGGCCTGGGGGCAGACTACTGGGAGAAGCGCGGCTGCATGCGCTACACGGGCGTTGACATCGCCATGAGCGCGGAGACGGGCGGCGACTACTTCGTCATCTTCACCGTCGCCGTCGAGGAAAACGGCACGCGCTGGCTGGCCAACATTCGGCGCGGCAAAGGCTGGAGCTTCACGAGGCAGATAGACGAAATCAAAGAAGAATACTATCTGATGCGGCCCGATATGGTTCACATCGAGGCCAATCAGATGCAGCGCGTCTGGACCGATGAGGTGGCGCGCACGACCGACATTCCGGTCCGTCGGTTCTTTACGCTGGGCGTCGGCGGCCGTCAGCCAATGAACAACTGGAAGAAGGGGGCGACGTCAGTCTCGGTCAACAAGCACCACATCGACCGCGGCGTGCCGGCGATGCGGATGAGCCTGGAGCACCGCAAGTGGAGGATCCCCCGCGGCGACCAGCGGAGCATCGAGCTGACCGATATTTGGATTGGCGAGATGGGTGCGATGGGCTGGATCGACGGCAAGGTCCAGAGCGTGGGCCAGCACGACGATCTGGTCATGGCGTGCTGGATGGCTGACACGGCGATCAGGATGGGCGGCACGAGGTTCGGTTTCCTTGAGGGGGACATGAAGCAAAAGACGCCTGAGCTGCTCGCTGCGCCCGTAGTGACAGACGAGGTGGCCATCGAGGTCGACTACCTCGAAGCGGAGCGTCACGCGCT